ACGAATTTATTTTGCTTTTGCTCTCGGTGCCCATCGTAATGCTGGGATGGTCTGTATGGTCAGATAATCCTGTACATATGGAGAAAATGGAGTTATTCTTCCTACACTTTGGAAATTTACCGTTTTGGTACCAAACAATTTTTGTTGGTGTAATTGCAAGCGTCTATGGACTTAAGGCAACAGATCTGATAAAAAGAAAATAACTTTAAGGAAAAAATTATGAGCGCAAAATCTAGAAAACGAAACAGAAGACTTGCAGCACTAGCGGGATTAGCTGGGGCAGTAGCATTTGCAAATAGAAAACCAAAACAATCTTCTACAGAAGCAAACAGTGGCAGAGATGGAGATACCGCTAGTGCAAAAGCTAGAGAAGATTCTAACAAAAAAACAACAGCTAAAAAAGATACACCTACTGTAAAAACTTCTACAACTATTCAAGATAATAAAAATAAAGACAGAACAAAATCAATGGCTGAAACATCTACGGTCCCTAAGAAGAGACCCGGTATTACAGTTTACGATGATGGCTCTATAAAAGCAAAAGACAAGGGCTCTGGAAATCAAGTTGATTATGCAAACAAAGAAAAATATTCAAACAGACTAGATACTAAACCACCAGGAGCTAGTGGTTCAACTACATCAACTGGAACTACAGCCAGAGGATCATCTACTTTCAATGATAAAATTAGAGCAAACAATGAAAGAATTAGGTCTGGAACTTCTTTAAAATCTGGTGGAAGAGTTAAAGGTTGTGGAAAAGCATTAAGAGGTTATGGTAAAGCAATGAAGGGGAAAAGATAATGTCAAATTGTAATTATAATAAACAAACTGCTAATCAAAGAGGAAAAGCCTCTGTTAAAAAAAGAGTTAAAAAAAATATGGGTGGATCTATGAATCCAGCTATGGCGAGACAAGATATGCAATCTGGTTACTATCCATCTGACATGGGTATGGCAGGTGGTAAGATGATGAAAAAAGGTGGCAAAGCCTAATTCGTTATGAAAAAATTTTTAGCTAAACTATTTAAATTTAAACTTTGTAAATGTAGTTCTAAAAATAAATGCGATCATGCAGGTACTGCAGTAAGAAAAGAAATCAAATATTGTAGTGTTTGTAAAACAATTTTAAACGAAGGATAATCATGAATAAGAAACCAATTCCAAAAGGTCCGAAGGGTAAAGGCATTAAGGCATTAAAAAAGAAAGCTCCTAAAGTAGCTAAAGCAATGGGGTATAAAAAAGGCGGTAGAGCATAATGGCAAAACGTGGACTATACGCAAACATACACGCTAAGAAAAAAAGAATCGCTGCAGGATCAGGTGAGAAGATGAGAAAACCTGGATCTAAAGGCGCACCAACAAAAGCTAACTTTGTAAGATCAGCTAAGACTGCCAAGAAACCTAAAAAGAAAAAGTAATGGCTTCTGCAGCTTGGACTAGAAAAGAAGGTAAATCCAAATCGGGTGGACTTAATAAAAAAGGTGTCGCATCTTACAGAGCCGCGAACCCTGGTTCCAAATTAAAAACAGCAGTAACCACAAAACCTTCTAAATTAAAAAAAGGTTCTAAAGCCGCGAAACGTAGGACTTCATTCTGCGCGCGTATGACCGGAATGCGTAAGAGACAGAAAGCTAGTAATAATACTGGTGAAGATAGACTATCTAAGTCGCTTAGAAAATGGAATTGTTAATGAGAGATACTAAATCAATAGAAAGCTTTTTAAAAGAGAAATACAAAAAAATTACTGAGATGAGTTTGTTTAGACACTTGAAAAAAGAGGTAGAAACAGGGGCTAGTGGAACTCAAGATTATGTGATAAAAAAGGGACCTAATAAAGATAAAATAGCAAAAAAATAGAAAGGGTATTATGGAAGAAGATCACTTTATAGATAAAATAAGAAAAATAATTAAGATGAGACACGATGATACGGTTTCAGCTATGGCCTCAGGTGGGGTTGACAGTATGGAAAAATATCAGTATATGTTAGGACAGATAAGAACGTATCAATATTTAAGTCAGGAGATATCCAGCCTGCTAAACAAAAAGGAGCAAAAAGAAAATGAAGGAACAGTTGTCAACATCGGTTCAAAAACCAAAGATTGAACTACCGAATAAAACATTAGTTGGTGTCAAACCAACAGAAAAAAAATCAGATGAAATAGGAAAAACTCCTAAACCTACGGGTTGGAGAATTTTAGTTCTACCTTTTAAACAAAAAGAAAAAACTAAGGGTGGAATTATATTAGCTGATGAAACAGTAGAACGATCACAAGTAGCATCAACTTGTGGTTTAGTTTTAGACATGGGACCACACTGCTACGATAAAGAACGATACCCAGAAGGTCCATGGTGTAAGAAAGGTGATTGGATTATCTTTGCAAGATACGCTGGATCACGAATTAAAATAGATGGGGGTGAGATAAGACTTTTGAATGATGATGAAGTTTTAGCGACCGTGGATAACCCTAAAGACATATACCACGAATTTTAACAACCATAGGAGAAACTATGCCAGAAACAGAAAATGATAAAACAGTTGAATTAGACGTAACCGGACCGGGAGCGACTATTGAATTACCAGAAGCAGAAAATGATACAGATAAAACTTTTGAAAATGAGGTTAAAAAAAATGAAGCAAATATTACATACGATAATGAGCCCAATGACACACCTGAGAAATCAGATGAGCAGCCTGTTCTTCGAGATGAAAAGAACGAAGGCGGAGAAGTTGTACAGAAAACTTCTGAAGAAGGGGGTGATAAACAAAAAGATAACTCTAAGGACGTTGAAGAATACTCTGAAGGCGTTAAGAAAAGAATAGCAAAACTCACTAAAAAAATGCGTGAAGCAGAAAGACAAAAAGATGAAGCTTTGTCTTATGCAAATCGTATTAAAGGTGAGAGAGATAGATATGAAGCTACAGCCACAGGTTTAGATAGAAATTATGCCAGTGAAATGGAAGGCAGAATTACATCATCGTTAGCGGCCGCTCAAGCAAAACTTGCAGCAGCTAGAACTAATGAAGATGCTAAAGCAGAAGTAGAAGCACTAACTTCAATCTCTCAATTAGGTTATGAGCAAGGTAAATTAGCTGAGATTAAATCTCAACATGCTATGCAAGATAGCGCAGCTAACGAAAAACCTACATTACAACAACAACCAGTAAGACAACCAGCACCTGTAAAAGATCCTAAAGCGGAAGCATGGGCTGATGAAAATGACTGGTTTGGTAAAGATAATGCCATGACTTATACAGCATTTGACCTACATAGAAAACTTACTGAAGAGGAGGGTATGGACCCACAATCTGATGAATATTATAATGAGGTGGATAAGAGAATAAGACTTGAATTCCCTCATAAGTTTGATAAGGTAGAACAAAAGATTAGTAAACCTACACAAAACGTTGCCTCTGCAACGCGTAGTTCAAAGACTGGTCGCAAAACTGTGAAGCTCACACCGACACAGGTAACAATAGCTAGAAAGCTAGGTGTGCCACTAGAAGAGTATGCGAAACAACTTATAATCACGAAGGAGGTATAGGCATATGACAAACAATAAACCAACTCGTGCGAGCCAAAGTAAAAGCGATTCTACAAAAGTAGACTCACAAGCATCTACGATTAAACCCAAAGCTGCTACAAAACCTTGGACTCCACCATCGTACTTAGATACGCCCAACGCGCCAGAAGGATTCAGACACAGATGGGTCAGAATAGAAATCATGGGATTTCAAGATACTAAGAACATACAAGGACGCTTAAGGTCCGGTTATGAACTTGTAAGATCTGATGAATATCCAAATGAGGACTTTCCAGCAATCATGGACGGCAAATACGCAGGGGTAATCGGGCACGGAGGCCTTGTGCTGACAAGGGTACCGGAAGAGATCGCAAAACAACGACAAGATTATTATGCTAAAGAAGCTAGTGATCAACAACGTGCAATCGACAACGATCTTATGAAGGAACAGCATAGGGGAATGCCTATCGATATTGATATGCAAACTCGTACAACCTTCGGTGGCAAAAAGTAATTTTACTTTAAACCAACGAAATTTTATAAACCGAACTGGAGGCCCCTCGGGGCAGGTTCATAAGGAGAAAATAATATGGCTAACGCTTCAACAACAGGGTTTGGTTTCAAACCCATTAAGATGGTTGGACAGTCGTATAATAATGCCGGTTTAAGTGAGTGGAACGTAGCCGCTTCTTCAGCTTTAATTTGTCACTCAGCAATGGTGCAATTAACTGCTGATGGAGTAGTTCTTTCTGCAGATAACACAGGTCCTAATAACCTGGGTGTACTTAACGGTGTATTTTATACAGACGCAACAACAAGTAAACCAACATGGTCGAACTATTCGCCCGCTTCTAACACAGCTACAGACATAGTTGCACTTATCAATGATAATCCGCAACAAATGTTTGAAGTAATGTCTGCAGATACTGCATTCAATGCTAATGAAGTAGGACATTGTGCGGCCCAAGTTACAGCTAATGGCAGCTCGCCGTTGTTCAATTCTTTATCAAAGATATCAGCAACAACAGCAGCAGCATTAGAGCAACTAAAAATAATAGGTGTTTCAAGAGATCCTGATCATTCTGACACAACTGAAGAGGGCTTTGCTCTTAGAGTTATGATTTGTGAACATATCTTAGGAAACAACGTAGCAGGTATATAAGGAGATAAAATATGGCTATATCAAGAAACCAACTCGTAAAAGAGTTAGAGCCAGGATTGAATGCTTTATTCGGCCTGGAGTACAAACAGTATGAAAATCAGTCAGCTGATATTTATGCTACAGAGTCATCTGACAGAGCTTTTGAAGAAGAAGTAATGTTGAGTGGTTTTGCACAAGCACAAGTGAAACCGGAAGGTTCAGGTGTTACATATGATAACGCTCAAGAAACTTTCACAGCTAGATACACTAACGAGACTATTGCTCTCGCTTTTGCTATCACTGAGGAAGCAATTGAGGACAATCTATATGACAGACTGGCTTCTAGATACACTAAAGCTT